AAGCCACCGTTTGGTATGACTCAAGATGAATGGACTGATTTTGTGTTGTCGGAAGTGGCAGCAGAAGAGGCCCAGTTTCTTGGTGAGTTGGAAGCCATCGCTGAATCTCGAGATGAGACCCAGTAACGTGCGTCAAACGTGCGTCACGCTAAAGTACTTGCAGTAAGTTACGGTACTTAGAGGGAGGCTGTAAATGAACTAAGTTAGTTAACAGTGTTTCAGGATGTATACACAGTTAACTATTCTGATCGGTTTTTGCTTCCCTGATAAGGAAGAGGTCGATGGTTCAAGTCCATCTAGGCCCACCGTTCAAAACAGTTGGTACATAACAGGTTCAGCCCGCATTGTCGAAAATGACAGTGCGGGCTGAACTGCTTCGTGCGTCAAATATGCGTCAGGAGAGAAAATGGGCTTCTTTAGTCAAGACTGTCAGGCATGCGGTGAAAGCGTTAAAGCACCGTATGACCTACCTGGCGAAATCGCTTGGCACAACAAGGCTGTAGCGATTACGCCGTCAGAAAGCATCATCAAAGGACCGTACGACGGTTACGGAAACATCGACTACGACGAAATGTCCTATATGGACGATTCTCGGATGGATATAGGCGGAGACAACACCGTTTATCACCAGCGTTGCTGGGAGAAATTAGGCAGCCCAACAAAATATGACGGAAAAAGTGAAGACTCTAAAGATCAAGGATTCTTTTACAACTATCCATGAGATGCGGTCTCCTCAGGATTACGGCTCATTGCCTTCCAGGCGCTCTCAACAGCACCGTGAGCCCCTGGAACAAGATGCGCGTACCGATTAGTCATCGTCGGCGTTGAATGTCCAAGAAGCTGCTGAATCTCCTTCAGCGGTACACCGGCTTGAGCCAGCCAAGATGCTGCAGTATGTCGACTGGCATGTGGCGGGTAAGCAGGAATATCAACGTCAGGATTTTTGGCATTGGCATCTTCAATTGCTCGATACCACTTCTTACGCCAGTTAGGACCGTTCAGCGGCTTACCAGTATTCGGTGTAACAAACAGCAATTCGTTAGACCTCTTTCCTGCCGCGAATGGACTAACAGCTTCAATCACATGTGCAGGCGCTGGAACTTTGCGCTGAGACGTTTCAGTCTTAGGCCCATCCTTGATCCGACCAGACTGAGTAGTTACTTGGTCAACAGAAACAATCCGTCGCATCCAGTCAATATCGCCCACTCGCAATCCTGCACATTCACCCCAACGCAAACCAACCCACGCCATAAGGAGGACCATTGCACGATCACGATCGTCTAATTCTGCGCATATAAGTTCAATCTGCTTAGGCGTAAACCATTCAACAGATTTACTGTTCTGCTTCGGTGGTGTCACTCGATCGCAAGGATTACTTGAGATCAGTTCATCAGATGCTGCAATTTTCATACTTGTTCTAAACAAGTTGAATGCGCGAACTCGTGAACCTTGACCGACACCATCTTTTTCCAATTGTTTCAACCATTGTTGAATGGTTGTGGGTCTGATCTCAGCCAACGACATTTTGCCAAAATACGGAACGATGTGGTTGCTCATGATTGCTTTATCACCGCGTAGAGTTTCTGGTTCTACACGTCGAGCAGCCATAAAGATTTCGCTCCAGTCGGCGTATGTTGTCCGGCCAGATCGTGGATTAGCCCAATTGCCTTTTGAAATTTCTGCTTCTTGTTCTTTGGCCCATAACGCAACTGTTTGCCGTAGAGGAGCAGATTTGGTAACTCGAGTTCCGTCTGGCAGACGCACAGAGGCTTGCCATTTTCCTGATGGCAGTTTTCTAATTGCCGGCATCAGACGGTCCTGTTGGCGCGGACGTATGCGTCGAATGTTGCTTGAGCAATTTCTCGAGCGCGAATGACAATGTCGGCGCTAACTGCTTCGGAAAGGGTAAGTGTCAGGTCGGTTGGTTCTATCGCGTTTTCGCTAATGATTCCGTCGATAGTTCCTGATGACCAGTTCAGGCCAACTTCTAATGCGACCAGAGTGTTTCTGTCTACGGCGCGTGGTTGTCCTGATTCGATGGATGTGATGGTTCGGTAGTCCAGGCCGGTTTCGCGTGCTAGTGATCTAGCTGATCGGTAGCCCATGGCGACACGTCTGTGTGCGATGGCTTTACCAAGCCGGTCTGCTGCTGTTTTGTCTAAATCGACTGTCCCTCGTGACATTTCTGTCCTCCGATGTTCTGTGTTGTCTTGTAACACAAGTACTTAATGTACTTACTGAATCATACTGACACACCAATCAGTTAATTAAGCATCAGTCGTTTGGAGTAATTAACGACACACCAGTGCTTATAAATGCATCAAATAAAACAATGTGATACAACAAACTCATGACCGACACACAAACAATCAAAATGCTCACCACAAGCCAAGTGGCAAAAGCACTTGGCTGTTCACGCGTGCATGTGCACCGTCTGATCTACTCCGGCCAGTTAAAGGCCATCACCATCAGCAAACCAGGATCAACACGGCTGCATAAAAGAATTTCAGAAAATGACCTAGCCGAATTCATTAACGGCTCGGCAGTTTGAAACCACTTAAGGAGTCACATGGCGGAGAAAAAGATTTCATCAAAAACGGCAATGCTTCTGCTGCTAGGAGGAGTTGTCGCCGTCGCCGTTGTTCTTGAACTCATCGATGACTCACTTGTAACTGACCCTCAATGGTCACGGTTCCTCAAGTCACACGTAGAACTACACCAGTAACCCGCCCGTTACCACTCGGAAAGAAGAACTACACATGGATTATTACGACGAAGGATATGGATTCGGCGCATTCAAACCAGCCTGGCATCACAAAATGCCAGTGCTCAATTTTCGACCAGTTGGATGGGCTGAAGCAGCTCGTCACGCAAACCTTGACTGGGATATCGAATCTGTTCCCGTATTTCGCGGCACAGAATACGAATCACTTGTTCAAGTAAGCAACTATCAACTCATCGTTCGTGACGATAAAGACGCGACTGATCCAGAAGCAATTCTGCATGTTGCAAAATCGTCATACACGCCCATCACCAATGCTGAATTCGGTGAAATCATCGAATTCATTTGGCAAGGCGCAGGACTTGGCATTAAGCCAGAGTTCGAAACTCTCATCTCGCTTAAAGGTGGACGCGTTATCGCGTGCACACTAATTCTTGGCGATAAAGAAATCAGCCGAGACTCGTCACCTATCAGGCAATACATCGCCGGATTTACCAGCCACGACGGCAGTTCTAAGCTGCGCATCGGCAATACCGATGTTCGTATCGTGTGTGCAAATACGCAAAATGCGGCTAACGCTGATTTTGAAGGAAGCGGCCGTTTCGGAGAGATCATGCACACACCTAACTGGCGCGACATGCTTCCTAAGGTGACAGAGCAAGTGAGACATTCACTTGATACTGCTGAAAAGAACATCAAGTTGTATGACGAAATGTCGACGACGTTCATCACGACTGAGCAGATGCACGATTTCATTTCTAAGTATGTGGCTGCTGAGATCAAGCGAATTTATCGCGATCGTAAGCCAGATACCGAAATCGTTGAGAAGACCAGTCGAAAGATTTCTAACTCCTTCTTAGACGTGTATGACGGTGCTCTTGGTTCCGGCACGATGGAAGGAATTCGTGGTACTAAGTGGGGTCTGTACCAGGCGGTGACGCAGATGCGTGATCATCACACAGCGCATCACGGTTTGAGTGATGGAAACTACGACACTCTCATCGGTCGAACACTGCTTTACGGTGATGCGCCGAAAAATAATGCGATGAAGATTTTGGCGAAGGTCTAATGTTCGATCCTTCCATCGCGGAGGAGGCTGTGGAGGCAGTCACTGGAGACAGGGCTGCCTCCTACGGTCATCCGTATACAGATTTCAACAAAGTGGCCGGCATGTGGAGTGCGTTGTTCGGCTGGCCAGTTACTGCTTCTGACGTGTCGTTAGCGATGATCTGCATCAAATTGGCTCGCCAAACCCATAAAAACAAAAGAGACAATTTGGTCGACATTATTGGATATTCGCTCACTGCAGATGCGGTCATCACAGAAGCTAACCGTCTTGATTCACTGTTTTTAGAGGATGAACAACTCTGAATCATGATGTGTCAAACGTCACATTGTGATACAATAGAGATGAAGCAAGCGCATCCCCATGTGCTCTTCAGCCGCCACAAGCGGAACAAGAAGACCTCTGACAGTGATCCCCCTCCTGTCAGAGGTCTTCTTTCTATTCAACCAAAGAAAGGAAAACCATGGATCACGAGCTTCTATGCCCTCGCGGTATATGGATTTTAGGACGTCATGAAGGACAAATTAAATGGCATATGGCCCTCGAGAAAGAGTGCCTGTGCGACATCATCGCTCAACTGCGTGAAGAACTACGCGCAGAGTTAGAGCGTGATCAACCTAAAGCCTATGAGCGCCTGGCTGTAGATAAGCCCACCAGTCCACTCACCATGATCGGTCGAGGATCTGTCAGCAATTCAGAAAGGGCAAAACTGTGATGTCTAACCGCGAAATTTATTACATCGGATTATCCATCGTTCTAGCCACCATTCTTACCGGATTTCTTTTGGAGAAGCTGCAATGACTGTCACTATTAGTTCATCAGATGCCAAGCGCATTGCTCAGTTCATTGATCCTCAAAATGATGAGCAGGCAACATTAAGTGAGCAGGAGTGCGACAGGCTTGTTTCGTTGCTCCGGCCACCTTTAGCCCTTAATGCGATTCATCAAATTGTGCTTACTGGCATGACAAAAAGTGCAAGCGCTGAAGATATTTCTATAAATATCTGTACACAGTTGCATTCACTGTTATCAGAGGTAGTTGAGGACGAAAAATGCGGCCTTAAACATGCTCTTTTGAGTCTGTTTAAAGACGTGTAGATGTACATAAAGTTGTACATCTTTTGCTTTAAAAGCATCAAATTGTTACTTAAAGTAAATAAAATCGGCTAAATAGTTGCGTCTTATTACAGAAAGTGACATAATAGTAGTACAGCAGCAAAGACGCACTGTGCTCACTTGCAGCTGAGATTCACGTACTAAGACAGTCCCAGAGTGGACTCGAGGCGAGAATCGCAAACACCAGGCTCCAACCAAACAGGTTGGGGCCTTTCCTCATTTAAGGAGACACTTTCATGATTGATACTGCTTTTCTATCAATTGACCTTGGTATAGCCGCCAAGCAAGCGTCCAAGCCTCTCCCCGCCAATTACATGGAAGGCGCGGCTGTTCTCTCTCACTGGTATTCAACATACAAGGACGTTTCAGCCTGGATGTATACGCATGCTCCGGATGATGAATTTCGCGAGTATGTGGCGCAAAGCAGCCTCAAGGCTGAAGCTCTTGGCGATCTGGCAGATTTGGCGTACTGCTCGCAAAACATGTACGAGTACGAAGTCCTGCCAGAGTTCGCAGATATGTCTAAGCATCAAAAATTCTTCACCGCGCTCAACGACATCATTTCAAGTTATGTCGGCCAGCCAGGTTTTTAATACGCCACAACAAACACAAAGTAAAGGCCCCAGCCAAAACGGTTGGGGCCTTTTTCTATGTCAACTACTAGAAAGGCAACACAATGACACAGCAACAACAAGCCACAACAATCCGCATAATGACCAGCGACGAAATTCAAGAACGTCATGTCGCGCGTCAAAACTCGTCAGTCACCTACAACGGTCCAGCCCGCTACATTAACCCGCTAACCGACCGGCAAACATTTTCGCCAGTAGTTGACGAGATTGTTACAGAACGAGCAGACGGCTCATCATCATCTGCTTTTGTGTGCACCAAATGTGATTACAACTCAACGAACTTTTTCGTTGTTCAGGCACATTACGCATGCCACTTCCCTAAGAAAGAAAAGGGCTCAAAGCCAGCAATCAAAGCTACACGAATCTCCTCAAGTCTCAACACACAAATCAGTGATCTGATTGAGACCGAGATTAAAAACGCAGTTGCTGCACAAATCGCCAAAGCCACAGCCAAACTGCAGAAAGAACGCGACGACGCAGTAGCAGCCGCTAAGAAAGCAAAAGCTGCTCAGCGAGACGCTGAACGTCGCCTAGACACAATCCGCAAATCATTAGCAATCTAAAACTTGTCATACAGCCCCCAGCCACATGGTTTGGGGCTTGTTCGTATTTACCGACCAACTAATAACTATGAAAGGCAATGACATGACATCTCAGCAAAACGACTCAATGGAACCTGGCCTCACTGAAGAACTTAAAGAAATTCAAGCAGTAATCCAAAACGTTACATGGCTCAACCAGAAATATGAAGATGACTGGCGCCTACTCGGCAAACTCCTTCATCAAGAAGCAAATAGCCGTAAATGGTGTGACGAATATCAAGAATTCGTGTGCAAAGTAAATTCTTTGACGACACATTTAAAAATGGAATTCCCCGTTAGGGAATACTGCGTTTCATGGTCAACAGACGTGATCGTGACAGTCAGCGGAACAAAGAAGATCACTGCCTTTGATTCTGAAGACGCCGCACTAATTTTTCATGATCGTGCCGATATTGAAATTTCTCATTCGGACATGATCAGAGCCATCGACATGGGCAACTGGGATTGCGATGACATAGACATCAGCATCAACGACATCGAAACCATCGGTCCAGTTCAAGCTTAGCCGGCAAGAAACTGCTCAACCCCCAACCACATGGTTGGGGGTTTTCGTCTTTACGAAAGGAAACATCATGGCTTTCTGCAGAATCTGCAAAACAGCAGTATCCACCTACAAACAAGTACCAACAGGCAGCTTGTACGTGTGGAACGGCACGGGCTTGGTTTTGGGCAAGGGGTTTGCTTACGCGTGCAGCGATGAATGCCAGGCAGTAATCATCGCTAACTCCGGTCGCATTGCACGTCTGAAGTTGGTGGCGTCATGAGACTCCCTTCGCTTCGTTGCGAATACTGCGGCGACGACATGAACGACGACACATGCCCAAACTATAAATCCAGCTGCATCACCTGCTGCATCGAAAGTGGCGACATATGTGGCCACCATCAATGCAGCAGCACCTGCGAATGCGGATATCGAGAACAACACGGCTACAGCAAAGACGTTCTCTCACCCACACTTCTGATCCTCGGATTCATCTTCCTACTCAGCATCGTCGGCGGCATTCAAACCGCCGGCTACCCAATCACCCCATAGAAAGGACAAAAACATGTTCGACTTCGTACTCGACAATTTGTTCGACAAGTACAAGATCACTGTTCCTTTCCGCAAAGAAGCACGCATCCATATACGTGGTGTTGAACGAGGCGTCGATTCACATTCCACCGTTAATGGTTGGCTTGAATGTCCAGAGTGCGGCGGCCCTGTCAGTCTCGTTGTGCCAGTCGCAATTCATCGCACCTACCCACCAAGTAAAAACTGGGGACGGCTAGCGGAAATGAATCATAAAGACTGCCCAGGCGAGTATCACACCGAAGATTGCTATCCACTTGTTTGCGTTGAATGCAAAGAGTGGTTCAACACTCCATACGGCCTTGAAGTAGATATCTAACAACGGAGACTGCAATGAATACTCGCACAAACGAAGAAGTCACTGTAACGATGACCGTTACTCTCAGTACATACCAAACGCTTATGGAAATTTTGTTTGACGCCGGCATGCAAGCCCTTGATCGTTGGGAAGAGGCAGACACTGCAATTACGTCAGCAATGACATGGTCCAACTGCAAAAGAGCTTCTGACGCTTTGTGCGAAGTTACAAAGCATTTAGAACCTTGGATGACGCCACCTATGACGGTAGACCTAAGTCAAACTTTCTCATTCAGAAATCACAACTCTTAACATATCCCAGCACTACTCGACCCCATCTCTTGTTTCCCTGAGAGGTGGGGTTTTTGAAGTTCTGGGCCAGCCAGCAACTCACAAAATAAGGAGAAATAAACATCATGATCGATCCTCAAATTACACTCACCATCATCAACGACAATCCTGACTACAGCACCCGCTTAGAAGTAATCAAAGCCCAATCATTTGGACTGTACACACAGCCCCTTTTAGAGAAGATGGCTGAAATTTCAGAAGGATGCATACTCGCTGAAATAAGTATTTCCGGCTATCTTCTGGGTCTGATGCTCATAGACAAACTTGAAGGTGTTGAGCAGTGGAACGAGTCCTTTACAAAGGTCGCCGACAACGCGCGTAAAGCCTTTGAAACAGTCGCATTCGATCTCGAGTTTGTCTCGATTACTAATCAAATCGACAAGTAACCCAGCATTACTCGGCCTCATCTTCTAACTAGAAGATGAGGCCTTTGGAGTTTTGGGCTAGCCAAATTCCGTTACCACACATGGAAGGCAAAAACATGTCAACCACAACAGCCTCGGCGCCACACGCGCCAATGGCAGACACAGCCAAACTGTCTGCAATCAGGGCCGCATTCGCAGCACGATTTGGAAAACTAATTAAGCCAGCATTTCCAGACGGCGAATGGATTTCATTCAAAGATGTTCTTCTTAACGGTTCACTCAGCGACAAAGCGGCGCTAATCAAAGCTGCTGCGCAAGTAGCGCTGACTACGTTCTCTAAGAAAGCCGGACCAGTATTCAATAACGGCAAAGTGACATTACTGCTCACCGCAGCATTGTCCAGCAAAAGCAATATGGAGTGGACTATTGACAAGTTCACTACTGCTGTACGTTTCCTCGGTCGATGCGTTATGGCCACGTTCCGTATGCCAATCAACTTGCTAGATAAGGCTGTGGAAGAGATCATCGCATTCATTGTCGAATTTCATATCGCTCGCACTGGTGAAGATGTCACGCCAAACAGTTTAATTCTCAAGTGCGATCGCACAGCAGTGCGTATTTTCCGCTTCTGGAACCGTAACCTTGACGTTGTTGAGGCAGGATTCACCAAAGTGTTTGACCGGATTGAATCAGGTTTGAAAAGCCCCAGCACCATCTGGATTGCTACTCAAACAATGCTGGTCGCGTCAATTCTTCACTTCTTGAAAGATTTCCCGCTGATCAACAAATTCGGCGCACCGCTTGTTTCCGCTGCGGCACGTTCACCATTTGGTGGAGCGACAGTTAAAACTCTGTCATCAAACGGCTGGGAGTTTTGGGCTGCAGCAATCGGCATCATTCTTGCCACGGCCTTAGTCAACATGATTTTCAGCCGTTCAAACAAGTCAGTCGATGACACTATTACGGAGATCGTCGTTACTGACGAGAACATGTCGTCGCCAGCCGCTACAACTGAAACCAGTGTAAATAACGGTGACACTCTGGTTGAAACTGTTCAGGTAACTGACGTGCTCAGCGAAGAAGAAGCAAAAGTGAAGGCTGATGCCATCATGCGCGACGTTAAAGCTGTGCATGGTTCAAACAGGAATAAGCCGCGCGCTAAGAGGCGCAAGTGACTAATAAACGTGTCCATCCAGCAAGTTGGCTGGACACACGTGGTGGCTATCGATACATCGCGGGTGCAGATCAAAACCAAATATGGGCAACCATGACGTATCCAAGAGCGTCAGGATACGCACTTGCTCCAGCCCTTATATACGACTACACGTTTGGGTTTCCATACAACAATGTCGTTCATGACAAGTCCGGTGAACGTGCATATCCGTTTTATGTACCGGCTGTCGTTCGGTGGGAATCAGCAATAGGTGTAGATGGAAAAATTCTTCCGGAAGTTATGGAAGAACTTGTTGATCGCGACATCATCAATCTGCCTGGACCGCCCGTACTTGTTTCAGATAGCCGATTCTTATGCGAATTTGTTAACCAGTTTTCTGAATATGACGACATGGCTTTCCGCAATTTTATTTACCCACATGAAATATGCGATTGCGGAAATAAGCATGATCCGTCAAATTGGCAAACAGGGATTGCGTCAGCTTTTCAACTAACACCAATCACAAATGAAGCATATTTTTCGATTCATGACGACATTAAAAAAGCAGACCATGAGATGGGTTTTGCTGCACTCGCATTATCAGAACAAACAACAGAAGAATGGTGGGACGAACTAACTGACCGCGCATCATTTGGCGAAACATTAGACGAAGCATTTCGTTCCTGCCATTGCAGATATATAGAAGAAGAAGTTGAAAAAACATGGCGCTGTGTTGCGCACGACTGCCCTGAAGCCGGTCAACCACACGAACATACGCAAACATCATCGTCACTCAAACTGGAATGCCAAGACAGCGGGACATGTCCCTGCGCCGAAGGACTTTTCAACAATCGATGCGTATGCGGAAGCACAGAGCCTACCTATCAGCAATTAAACACAGAAATAAAAGCAGCAGTCGAACATGGTCTGATCACAGTTGAGGGAAATGTCCTCCGACAAGAGAATCATGAAATTTGGCGCTACTGCATTAACTCATTCATGAACGGCCTAAAAGCAGTTCATGACCTGCAAGGCCATCCAAGTTTCTCTAAGGAGACAACATGCTTTACCTCATCATGGCAACAGTTATCGCCCTACTCGGATATGCGTTCGCTCGAAATGCATCGCCAGAAACTGTGGCAACCTTCAATCGATTTGGTCAAGCCGCTGGCATCCTAAACCGCGTATTAACAGTGATGGATTCCATCAGAGTTGTCGCTGTCTGGTTCTCAAACGGTGAAACAGGTTCAGGGCCACTCGGTGTGCCATCACCAGTAGTAGGAAAAACAACGACGCATCGATCAATGCCAGATCGACTCAACACGAATGATCCCTCAACATACGTTGACGGAATAGGCATTTAACAACCTGGGCAGGGTTTCGCTGCCCGCGCACCGCCTCAGCCGAAGTCCTTGAGCAAGGGACACGAAACGCGTAAGCCGTGAGAGCGCCGTGAAGTTAGCAATCGTCCTTCTATCCTCGGCTGATATGAAGTCGACACCTTTCCGTACTGTCATATCAAACCTGCAGCCCCCTGCTGCTCCCTTTTGGGAGCGGTAGGGGGCTAATGGAATTTTTTTTGCGTTTCAGGACCTATTTAGAGTTCTCCATATGTTGTTCAAAACGGCCACGCAGTTCGCCAACTTCAACAGCCAGATCATTAGTTTTTGCATCTACTCGATCGACAGTGTCTGAAATGCGGTTAATAGCTTCACGCATCCCACCAGAGTTACCGCCAAACTCTTTCTTCAAATCTTCTTTAAAACCTGCGATCTCGGCGAGGATCACCTGCCTTTCACCTTCACCTTCGATCAGTTTCTTCTCTAACTCGTTATCGCGCTTATCAATGTTGTGACGGATACGCCAAGCACCAAGGATTATTGCTGCGATGACAACTGCGACATCAACTCCGGCCGAAATGCTGAAAATGTTGAAATCCACACCAATTCTCCAGAGAAGATGTTGTCAATTGTCTTGACTAATCTTCTCGCAGATAACGATCAGAGAACAGGTACGTTAACGGCTTGAAACCCACTTCGAACCATCCCAGTACTTGGGGACAGCGTTAGACCAGCGCGATCCGGTCCAGTACTGCAACTTGCCCAAAACCCAACCACTACCGTTCCACACGTACAACTGGGGATACAGAAGCGTGGCACCGTCAGCCCCTGTGGCAGTGACGATTACTACCGATGCTTGACCATTCCTTATTGCCGAAGATGAACTATTTGTTGCAGGAGATACTTGTGTTGAAGCCGACGCGACACTGGTTTTAATGTCAGAACCGGCAGTAGCGACATTTACGCTGGCAGCAGTGTCGACAGGTACCACGCGAACAATGCTTGACAGTGTTACTGGCGTGACGTTAATTGTTGCCGCGCCGACAGAAACAGTTCGGTAGCCGCTGGACGCAGTGCTTGTTCCTACTGAAACCGTGACAGCATCAGCGCCTTGAATGACTGTTTTTGATCCATCAGCAATGGTCGACGGTGCGATTGAGGACGCAATTTGAGCTAACGCTGTTCTAATTGCCGATGCAAGAGATGCAGGTGAAATAACAAGCGAAGCGTCGACAAATGCCGATCGTAGAACCGCACCAGTTGAAGATGGAGTGATTGTGGTTGGAGTGAGGTCTCCCGTGACAGCTCGTAAGCCAGTTCCTGAAGTTGATGGTGCAGCGTTAGAGATTGAAGCATCGGCAAACGCTGAACGGGTTTGATCACCAATGACAGAAACCGCTGGTGTTATGGGAGATGTTGAAGCAGGGGCTGTTCTAAGAACTGATCCATTAGTAGTTGGAGGAATGGTCAGGCTTGAATCAACTGGTGCTGTTCGATAACCACTATTGGTAGTGACCGGTGCTACAGAAATTGATGTGGCGTTCCCGTTATAAGTGCCGTAACCAGTAGATCCGGTGGTAGGTGAAACAGTAGATGCTGCGCCTGTAGTCATTGTCTTATATCCGGCCGATGTTATGACTGGAGATAGGGCGATTGTGACAATGTCGGCTGTACGGTTTGTTGTCGATGGTGTTTGGTACGCCGTGACAAACAACGTTGGATATTGACCATTACCGGTGCCTAGGTAATAGTACGTGTCACCTGACCCGCCAGGTGCTGAACCACCGAACTGTTCGTTAGTGACAGCAACCATGTTGACGTATCCGCGCGCCGATACGTCCGTGACGAGGGCTGTTCCAGTTGTGGTGACTTTCTGATAATCGGTAATATACGAATATCCATTAGGGAATGAAAATGATCCGTATTCAGTAAGAGCTGCTAATTGAGTAGAGTTTCTGTAATCAGCAGCTTCGATAGTTGTTCCGTAATCAAATTTTCTAAACGACATAGGTACGGCTGGACCGGTTCCAAGCTTGCCGTTAATTTTGATGTTCAGTGTAGCGCTTGAAATCGTCCAGCCTGTGGGAATGCTTGAGCAGTCAAATGAGTAGAAAGTTTCATAGAACGTGTTGCTATCGGACGAATTTTTTCCACCAGGGCTGAACTGCATACCGACGTAACCAAAGTTACCCATGTAGTACGCGGTGCCACTGTTGGTGTTAAAACTTACACTTCCTGTTGGTCGCTGATTAGCCACAGTCGACGGATTGAATGTGTAAAAGTTGGTCGGCTTACCACCGGTCGTATCAGCAACAATCGTTGGTGTAGCAGATATGTCTGAGGCGTGAACGAACTGCGGTGAGGTAACTACCGTTAGCGTGGTAGCGGCTGTGTTGGGGATGATCGTTCCTGAATCATCCCCAACATACCCGCTACGGTTAATAAATTTTGTGTCACCTAAAGCGAAGTAGGTGATGCCGCCTTTATTGATGTAAGAGACAGCAGCAGACGTGCCAGTAGACGTGACAAGAGCACCAGATCGTGATCCGGTGACTGTGAAACATAGATTGTTAAACGCGGAAGGAATTTTCCAGTTCGACTGAGCAACATTGTTACCTGTATAGGCAGTCGTGCCTAAACCGTGTAGCTGAGCTGTGGTTGTACTTGGACCGTAATTATTGGCGTAAGAATTAAACGATACTGATGTGATTGTTTCTACTGGAGGGATTGCTGACGTATTAAACGCCGGAAAACCCTCCGCTGACGTATATGCGTCAGGAGAATAATTCTTTCCTGAGCCTGAGCCAGGATACAAATTAGCCGCTGCCCAATATCCATACAGTTGGCCAGAACCGCCGTAATATTTTCCATACGTTTGAGCAGGATTTCCGTTAGCCCCGTTTTCGAAATACGCAAAATTGGTCGTATAAGCGACTGATAAATCGTATGTAGCACCGGCAGGCGTGCTAGTTAAAGCACATGTATAGGTAGGCATTACGCCTCCGCCAGCGACCGCACCAAGTTAGCGATAAGACGATGCGCAGCACCCAGCGGGTCATTATCGTGAGAAAACCCAGTCCAATTCAGCGGACAATCCAAAGGAATTGGCCGATCAAGATATGTCGCCGTAGCTGACACAACTTGAAACGTTGCACCGTCAACATTAAAACCTTCAACGGTTGCCACAACCGAACCATCACGAAACGTATGCGGGCTGCCTTGAGCAGTCAAGGCAGCCGACATTTCTGCAGCGTCCTGCTCAGCACTCATCGCAACGCCACATCCGCGACAGTCAAATCAAACACTTCCTGCACATCTAACGCTTCAAACTCGACCACGTTGCCAGAATTCTTATCCACCACAGCAATACCAGGCTGAGCCATCAGGTCTGCAGTGAGATTAGGAAATGCCGTTAGACGACCTTGTGAAATGCCAACAAGAATATGTGTACCGCAGTCCAAAATGCCACGAGACCATCCAGGCAGTTGAGTCACCACAGTGTGCGCAGCATCACCAGGGGTCCAACGGCACAATTGAGCATGACCTGAATTACAGAACCACAATGAGCCGTCGATCACCGTCGGAGAGTGCGGAAACAACAAGCCGGACACTGCCGGAGTGTTCGTATCAGCGTCAAAAATTACGCCACGCTCAGCCATCGCTTCATCACGCCAGCCACCAGATGTATCCGAAACACCTAACACGCTCACGTATTTAGGAACATTATTAACAAGCGTTACGCCATTAACCCATGAACGACCATCCGATGTTCCTGCCGTAACACCTGGAACAGTCCAAATGACCTCATCCACGCCAAGATTCTGTCGGACAAGAGATGAACGCTGAGACGCACAAACAATCACATCACCGTTCTGCCCATAGGCGATTTCGTGAGAGTCCTTTGAGTCGATCACGATTGAACCAGCAAACTCACCTGTGCTGCGTAAGTAATACATCAAAGATTCAGATGAGGCGACTGCGATCATGGAATCGTTCACAGCAAGACCTCGAGCGCCCGTCACAGTAATGCTGCTCCACGAACCGTCAGCGAGCGACAAAACTTGATCGTTTGAATGGCTTGATACAAGTAGGCACTTGTTCGCCATCAAAGTGCGCAGAAGAGCAGAAGTACTCATAAACCTTTACATCCTCCAGGTGGGCATATCTCGCACACGATCTGCATTCCAAACGACGCCATTAATACGCGATGCCAAAGCCTCAGCAAAAGTTGTCTTGCCAGACCCTGGTAAACCAAGGATCTGGACGATCACGATCAGCTCGCAGTAGTGAACGTAACCGAGCAGGTCGAAATCGTGAGCGTATCTCCAGTAGTCATGGTCTTCGAGGTAGACAACTGCGCGGAAAACAAAAAGTTTCCTGAAGTCGAGGCATCCCACACACTGATATTTGTGATGACCTCATTGTTCTGACCAGACGGCCATGACGTCCACGACGGAGAGTTAGATAGCGAGAACGCACCGGAAGAAGCCGCTCCGAACGTGATTGCTGGACGTGTCGTATTACCTGAAGGAAGCGATGTTCCTGCAGTTCCTGGATTACCGGTATGTAGCTGGACGTAGAGCGCAGATGGCGCCGTAATCGACGTACCCGCAGCGCCGCCACGGTACGCATTTAGCCAGTTATTGGCTAGTGTCGTTGAGACTCCGACAGCCATTTACTTCTCCTCTTCCTGATTTGCGCGGATAACTTCCGCATCTGCTGTGACTTCTAAAACAAAAATCTGCTTTTCCATGCGGGCTCCTAAACCTGCAACCAGAGTTGATTAAGCACTGGACTTGTGGGGGCGGTTGCCGAAACGGTGATTGCGACAGGTCCAGCGGGACCTTGAGGACCAACCACGATTGGTGTTCCTTTAGTGGAAGGAACTGAACCAATAGATGACAAGGCAATCGATCCTGAACCTGAAGGCATCAAAAAATCGATTGGCCGGCTGTTTTTCCATGAAGGAGTGCAACGGTACGAAAAACCTGAAGGATTAATGTTCGCTGAATCGGAACACAACAGGTTAACTGACCCAGCACCATTAGCGTCCAAAAAAACAGTAATCGGAGCAGGCTCAAGTACTACAGTTCCTGACGTGTCATAAACACGCGTGGATGGTGTAATCCATACTCTGTTGTCAGCAAAAGGGACGCCAGAATGGTCCGTGAATCGCATTGTGAGAACACGATTTGTGGCCATTTGACACCTCCTCAGGCATGTTTAAACTCCCTTACGGGCTTACCTCTTTAGTATCCCCTGAACTGTCTGTGCTTTCCATAGACGTTAACTTTTCTTGTGTCTGTTGAAGCACAGCAGCCAGTTCAGCATTAGTAGCCATCGCTGAAGCCAACTGTTGGCGTGTGTTAGCTAGGACAGCTTCGAGCAGGGCGGCTTGATCAGACATTACTTCTCCTATTTTGTTTCTAGAGCGGTTAGACGGGCGTCAATGTTTTGGATGGCAGAAACTATGGGCGAAATAAACTCCTCATAACGAAGAGCCTGCTCTGATTGCAAATCATCTTTGTTACCCAAAACCCACCCGCCCCAATCGCTTACACCAGAGATATCCATTGCTTGCTTTACTTGTTGCGCAATAAAACCAGTGTGTGGTCTTAAACCAGTTTGAGGCTGAATCGTTCGCCTACCATCAGCGTCTAAAACAAAATTTCCCTTATTGTCAAATACAAATTCGTTTCCAGCGTTAGAAAATTTGTAACTGACTGGATTAAGAGCCCTAATAAAAGACATTCCAAACGATCCATCAGGGGAAATTGTTTCGATATCAGTTTTGTCTCGCATATCAGAGGTAGCAATTGTTGACGTCGCTGCACAAATTTGCTTCCAGCGAAGTGCAGGACCTGAAACAGAACCAAGAAAATACGTGTTATCTGTATCAGGGTGCCATGCGGCAGATGTTGTGTTGTATGACACTGTTGTGTTGTTTACAGTGATGGCATTGGCGGTACTTCCATTGTTTGAAGCAACAATTGTTGCGGAAGAAGCGCCTGCTGAGACTGAACTTGCGCCGGTAATACTGCCAGCAAGATTTAATGTTGTACCCACTATTGCTAGCCATCTAGCAGCAGTTGTTCCAAGATTGCTTGTGCTTGTTGTTTCTGGAACAAAATCATTACTTGAGTTAACAATGACGCCACTAACAGTGCTGGAAGGCTTTAAGTACAAGCTTCCGGAAGCGTTGATTTTTCCTGTCAAAGTTAAACTGCCAGTGAGTGAAGTAGCACCAACAAATGCAAGGTTTCCGCTGCTAACTTCAATGCGGCCTGTACCGTCATTACCATTACTTTTAATGTATGTAGTACCGCCAGGACTGCTACTTAAATATGTACTGCGTGCTGCATCGACGCCCTGCGCTGCAATGCTTTGCATAAGGATGTAGTAGCCGTCAGCGTCCATGAAACCCAAATAGGCAGGCGTTCCCGTGCCGAAAGATAAACTAGCCGCACCACCAGACCCACTAACTCTTGGCCACCATCCAACGTTAATTACTTTGTCAGTTGTTGGCGCAAATGGATTAAGTTCAATGTGAGCTTCGCGGCCATATGGATTGGTGGCATTACTTCCGGTACCAGTTCCTGTTCCGTACAGCGAAATGCTAGCTGCCGATCCAGAAGATACACTCGGCGAGCCAATAGTGGTCCACAGATTTTTCCATGTACTCAAAGATAGAGCGGTTGAAGAGACAAACCCAGAGCCAGTCTCACTTCCATCACCTGTAAGTAGAGATACTTGGTTGGATTTTGTTCCACCGGTTAAAACTACTCGTCCGCCGGAAGCGGCTGTTTGAACTGTTCCACCTGTGATAGTGACACCGCTTATTGTGCCTCCGGAAATGTAATCACCAGAAATTGTTGATCCTGTGCCGGCAGTAATTGTTCCCTTGAAATACGCGCTACTTGGTCCAATATCAACAGTCTTCTCAGTGCCGTTATAAATACGTAAACCTGCAGTATCTAGTTCAGCACGTTGAGTATTACCAGTCGCTCCAGCAGCTGTCGTAATCATTCCAGCCAAAGTAGACGCATTAATCGTGCCTTTGAAAGAAGCATTTCCATTGGCGTTTATGTCAATGGTTTGACCGTTAGCGTCATAAGCCCGCAATCCACTACCGTCTAACTCAACTCGAGCACCAGTAGATAAGCCAGAAGAACTGATTGCAAAAGCACCAGTCGATGAGTTTAAAGAAAACGTTGGAGTAGACGCAGTCGCGTTATACGTTTTAATTCCGGTGCTATCCATCGTGATCCGAGCACCAGAAGTAGAGCTGCTACCAACGAACAATTTTCCTGTTGTAATGCCAACAGTTGCTGTCAAACTTCCGGTTGAAATTTTTCCAGCGTCAATGGAAGCGATTTGTGCACTGCTAATTGCAGCAGTATCAATAATTGCTGAGCCAGCAGTAATCGCTGCCGCAGCAATTTGAGTGGCCGTAATTGTATTTGCTGCAATCGAGCCAGCATTCAACTGGATAACAGTCCAGGCAGAACCTGTGTACTGCTTTTGAGTTACACCAGTACCGCTGGACGTATCAAGCCAAATATCTCCAGCAACAGGACTAGACGGTGCAGTTGAACTGATAGTGGTTGTAATACCACCAATTTGGCGTGCATTGAAACCAACCATGTTGGCACCTAGCGTGCCAGTACCAGAGGCTGTATTAACTGAGAAGGAAACCACCGCAGAGCCAGCAGTAGAAACACTCGAAGCATTACCGGCATAGTCATACGCAATCAGGCGAACGTAATACGTGTTACCAAGAGTTAACGCTGTTCCAGAACCATCCTTCATAAAGAAGGTTTGACCAGCAGACAACAAACGATCAACTTGAGTGGCAGACGACGGTGTAAACGTACTTGATGTTCCTACATGCACATCGACGTAACTAAAATCCACAGGCTGTGCTGCACCAGCGAAATCAAGCCCATCCCATTTAACTTGAATACCAGACAAGTATGAAGTGCATACCGGAGTGGAAGGAGCGTTAGGTGGAGTTCCATCCTTATAAGCCGTCACACTCGTCGCAGGATACGACCACGGAGAAACATTGCCATACACGTCCGTGACACTGGCTTCAATTGAAATCGTTTCGCCAGGCTTTACACCGTAGAAAGTAATGACATTACCGCCAGTACTTCCCGTATCTGACGCATTAGATACAGCGGCCAAAGACGTAACAACTGTCCACGGCTTATTAGCTTGATTTTCATAGCGCCAACGAACTGCATACGATTGAGCACCAGAAAAAGTTGTCGAATCAGTATTTGTCGTCGGCGGAGTTAACGTGCATGTGATGTACGTAGCAGCAGTTGAAACGCCAGGCAGAATGGATTGTCCTGTAGTGGGCGTAGACGCAAACGTCGGCGCACCAGGAGTTGATGTAGGCCGGTTAGGGGCCGGAATAGTAGGCGTCCACGTTGTGCCGTTATATGTCGGCACAGCACCATTAGGAATAGTTCCAGTATCTAAACCAACAAGATCAGTCACATTATGTTTATGAGCTGCCGGAGGCATCGTTGTTGACGGGACAACAATGCGACCGCCATTAGTGGTTTCACTCATCACTAGCCTCAATCACTTTACGCTCACTGGCTACACGCAAAGCCTCGATGTATTCCTTACTCGTGCCCTGGACGATAACCGTATGCACATTTGCTGACTGACTAGTGATGTCATCCAAGCCGAGCAATTTGCTGCGCTGGCTACTGATTTTTAAAATTAGTTCCGCAGATTTCACATCACCAGATAACGCGTTAAACCAATACGCTTCTTGCAATGCGTCAAGACGATCAACTTCCATCACCAGCATGGAACGCTTGCTGTACTCGTCAACTAGTTGGCTAGCAGAACGAATAGCCTCATCAACTCGAGCCATCGCTAGTGATTCAGTGATCCCTAGCTCTTCAGCGATATGCCACCACGATTTGCCTTGCTGGCGTAACTCGTAAGCCCGTCGAGCCTGCTTATTCTGTGCTTCAAGTAAGTCTGCTGCACTTTTGGCTTTAGTCACTCGCTTCACACTGCTCATCGTCTTTTCCTTTTTGGTGTATAAAACTCGCCACGATCAAAAGCGGCCATCGCCGTTGAAATAGAGCCGGAAAATTTAACAAGCGCATTACGACGTTCGCCGCCTAAATATCCACCGCGAATACCATTACGCTCATTAGCCAACAACGCATCCATCAAACAATCACGACGAACCGGACATGACTTACACACAGCACGACCTCTGCGCGCTTGAACATTAGTCATCGGATGATCATCAGAGCCGAAAAACACATCCAAAGGCATGCCAATACAACTGGCATCTTCCTGCCAGCGTGATCGCGGAGTCGTGCGTACATGTGAAGGAACAGTCATGACAGTTTTTCCACCCTGAAAAGGAAACGGCCACCTTCACGTTTCGGCTCGGCCGGCAAAATCACCGGCCAGACGCGCTCCACAAACTCCTGCGTGTCATCTGGGACGATTCCTGCATCTACGAGCGCATCGACAACTGGTTTCATTGATGCCACTAAATTGTCAGGGTCTCTTCTACGGTTTTGAGCAGGGATATACAGCAGTGACACTTTGACTCGTTCACATGCTGGTATGTGTGCTGCTCGTAATGCTTCACCTGCTGCTTTACGCCATTGAGCGACAAGTTTGGCTTTCACCATATGATGTAGCCGGTCATTGAGACTAAGTGATTTAGTGAATGGCAGTTCTATAGTCCATTCAGTCATCATCACTCCACACATCGTAAAAATCTGATTTAACAAATTTCCGGATGATGGATACACCAAAAGCTGCTAACGCTACAAACAGCCAAAATGTGATGATCACAAAAATGACGCTGACCATTACGCGCCTACCGTAAAACCGGCCCTTGCGCCTAATGCTTTAAGGCTGCCAATACCGATAGAGCCTGTAGCGTCAGGACCTGACCATCCCAGCAATGATCGGCGATACTTGTCGTATGCGTTTTGTGTAGCCGGACCGAAAGCGCCATCAATAACCAGACTGGATTTGATGAACGTGTTAAGCGCGGCTTGAACAATTTTTACGTCAGCATTGGTTTTACCAAACTGAACATTTGATACGCGCACCACGGGCTTCTTCGCAGCTGTAACTTTCGCTGCAGGAGGTTTAGGTGCTAGCGGTGCAGGAGCAGCATATTTAGGAAACTCGTTCCACCATTTAATGAATGCTGCTTCAGAATCTTTCGCATACTTCGCCACCCAGTCTGCAGGGTAAGACGACCAGTCAAACGTAAACGATTGACCATCAGCGCTTACCTTCAAACCCCAATCAGCGAAACCGTTTTTAGCCAGACGCTGCGAATATTCCAAACATTTATTCGGATCAAGCATCAAACTCATATCCACGTTCGGACCGTAAATTGACCGCAACGTATCTAGATGTACGTCGTTACATTGGAGAACGCCAGTGTCAAAATGACGACCATGTCCATGTTCCCAGTCACCCCACGGAGCACCTACGGGATATAAGCAATTTGGGTCCGCTCCGGATTCTCTGCAGCCCAAAGCGAACCAGACACGAATGTTGCTGACGTTCTTGGTACGTAAAAATGCGTACCACCATTCAGGACCACTCACAGCGCCGGTCATGACGGATTATTTTTCATATGTTGCACATGCAACTGGTGCGGAGTGAGAGGCGTTGTTTGAGCAATCTTCGCCAAGTGAGCGAGATGTGCTTGATGCGCTGACAAAGTTGCCGGCTTAGGTGCTGGCAGTTTGCCAATGACCTTTCCAACAATTGACTGCGTACCGTCGTCTTTAATACCCAAACGCTTAATCACGTTTTGCACATCAGCCAGCGTGCAGTTTTCGCCTTGACTGGAGGGGCTCCATTGCTGGATGAGCTCGACATGCATTTCATCGGCCGAACGTCCAGGAGTCCAGTCCCCTCCCCATCCGAATACTCGCTTGCCGCTGGTGGTGACGTACTTATCCATTAACTTGTGCATGATGTCGTGCTTTGATTGTGGCCAGTGAAGGTTGTTATCGGCTAGCAGGTAGTCGTATCGAAAATCTACGGCGCTGGCCGAACTATGGTTCGAAAGAGCGTTACTTTGACGCGCTTGACGATATTCCCACCCGTCCAAAGGACCGCCATCAAGCGGAATCAGCAACTTGTTTACTTCAGCAAGAAAACAGGCAAACAACGGTGCTGCTTCGCGGCGAACGCACACCTTCTTCTTCGTTCCAGGTACTTGAATCCAACGCAGTCGAGGATCGTTCTCGTTTTGGATTGCTGCCCAGCCGTTAAGTGACGTTTCTCCCATGTCAGTGACCAGTCTGATCAGCAGGGATCGTAACGTCAGAAGAGTACTGATTTGGGTACGGTTCTGACACTGAGCCAACGCCGTACTGCGTGGTCAACCATGGGGTCAGGTAATTCAACGCCATCGGAATGACGAATCCGAGCATGCCGACAACCTGAATTGGAAGATTCCAGTTCGTGTAATCCGTTTGGATGTACTGAATCAATGCGGTGACGAGGATGCCTGCTGCGACAAGAATTGAGTGACGCAAACCAGCCGGAAGACGATCAAGAAAACCCATGATGGTGCCCTTCAGAAGAGGAGTTAACTCTTCAAGAGTACACCTTCCGCAATAGGAAACAGGTAAACGACGCTGGTTGTAGCCCAATCTTTACTGGCTATTTGCGTACAGAAAACACCTGTTTACTATTGATATTCGCCGTACGACTTGTTCCATAGACGGCCAAGAAAATACGTATCTGTCGCACTGTCATCGCAATAAACCATCACGTAAGCCCATATGTCTCTGTAATAGTTCGAGAGCGTGTCAGAGGGGTTGTATGACCTTTGAGGATCAATGCGAGACGCATTTCCGTTCATGTAATCCCAGCTGAAACCAACTTCATCAACTAATTGTCCGGTCGGAGCATCACCTTTAGCTGATGAGCCAGGCCAATAGCCGGCTTTCTCGTAATAGTTTCCCCAACCAATCATGAATGAGCCACTATCAGCAGGAAGTCTTTGCTGAACATTTGTCGCTACAGTCCCGTCAGGATTCAACTTGTTCCATGCTTCAGCGAAGAACGGGTAATACATTGTTCCGTCTGTGGCGTAAGTAACATCTCGAGGAAGGGTTGCTCCTGCCGGAAGATTAGGCATAGACATGTATGAGATCGAGTCGCGATACAAAGACACGTGATAGCGGACTGGTTTAACGTCGCCATCTACGGTGTAAGCGCACATTTGGAACAACCGAATGTCACCCTTAGCGGCAAGTTTGAACCTGTATGCCTTGAAATTGCTCAAGTTTGCGGCATCTGTCGCTGAAGCGCTATATCCGGCATTAGCCCAGTTCATGCTGGCGTTCGTCGCATTTCGAGCTGGCACTTTAATGTAGTACTGCGGGTAATACCGTGGTGGAAACTGTTTCGTGTATGGGGTCCAAGGAAAATCGACTGTATTGGGATCGTCGTAAAAACCTACGTACGCGCCGTAACTACTTAAATAGTTTGCGCCATTCACAAAAAGTCCAGCATCAGACGAACCTAATGTCGGCGTCAGAGTTGAACCTAATGTGCGCCATTCAGGAACCACGCCAGAGCCAAGACTGTAATTCCACGGATATAGAAGATCAGGCACCTTAGGCGAATACGTGTCAGCCGTAGACAGAACACGAAATGGAACAAGAGAATCACGGCCGCGTAAACGAATCTGATCAACAGTTAACTGATCACGATATTTACTGTCAATTGTCAGACTCATTTGTCCCTCACCATCAAGGGATGTTTCAGTTACATGAAAATACATACCGCTTGATGAAGCAGAGCCTTGAAATACGCCTTTAACAAAAATGGTTTGACCGGCCTGAATGATTTGGCGAGGAAAAGGGCGACCATTAGGCCGCACAGGATCAACATTTAAATTAATGTTGCCAGTCACACCAGGATCAGAAAACCTGTTCAAATACGCTTTAGCAGCATTCTGAGCCTCTTTAGGCGTCAAACCATCACTAAAATCGACCTTCACTTCTTTACGCATCTTTTTCAGATCAAGAAACGCGTTAGATGGTCTTTGCGGATGAACTGTCGAATCATAAGCAGCCGGATCGTAATACGTATACGCAGCATCATTAGACACTTCCATACCGGAATACACCGCACCGTTACGTGATTGACCAGTTGAATACACCACTGCAGCTCGCTGCGTAAAATCAGCCGTCAATTCAAGTTGAACACCTGGCCATAACAAGTCAACGGTCAAAATTTCGCCAATAAGCGGAGTCTGTGTAGGGCCGGTTACATAATTCCGGTATTTCAAAGACGGAACTCGACCAGTATCAAGAAGAAGAGTGAACTGTCCTGCTGGAGTTCCAATGCCACCAAAATTTTGTGCGCATTGCATGTTCGATAAAAGACCAGAAATATAGCCAGTTAACGTTGCTTCCCAGTTACCTGTATTACGAGTAATCAAACCCGTCCATTTATCACCATTGTTAACGCCGACAGGGACAGTCCACGGAGCATTCGTCGCATCATAATTAGATGAGTTATACGTCAATGACCATGACGCTGGGAAAGCAGCAGACGTTACTTGCGGATCTGCTAGACGCAAATCTTGCTTTTTAACGGCGTAACTATATGACTCGTCAAGAAATGCGCGCCTAATCGCATACTCGTAAGGCATCGGATTAGTGACATATTCCGGCTTGGCTAAGTAGTTATCTAACTGACGTAAAGCCCCTACACATGACACAGATAAGCCAGAACCATCATCGCCGGAAGAATACGCGTACGAAACGAAATATCCTTCCCATGTGTAACGGGCAGTATCCACAGCACCCCAGTTAGGGTCTGAATTCATCCACACAAGATCGACGCTGTACTCAGGATTCAGCCAATACAAATCACCTGTACCAATTGAATCCATAATGGTGATGGCAGGGAAACTAACATTGGCTGCTGCAGGACCAAATGGATCAGTTGTTGTAATACCAGAAATCTGTGTCGGAGCGCCGCGAACTACTGTGATATCAACTTTGGTTCCGTCTGGTAAGTATGCAAACACCATCCAATAACCAGAAGGACCATTTTCAGTTCGGCTAATAACAGGCTCGCGAGTTGTATCAGCAGCAGCTTTAGGTAAGCCATCAACCATCGTGTACGACTCAACACTGAACAGTTGATAACGCTGCGGAACATATGTAACAACGCTATTACCTGACCATGTTGTCGTGGTCGATCCCCATGTAAGCCTGGAATCTCCCCAAAAATATTTAGCCATCAGGCAACCTCATACACGCCTGAAAAACTAATCGTGTTAGTCGCGGCCCACGTAAATGGTGCGGTACTGGTTAATGCTGTTTCCGCACCGTTAGTTCCGGTGTATTTAACGTAAAACTGAGTGCTGCTATAAATTTCTCCAGCACCCATGTAGTACGAAGAACCAGCAACTAAACGCACATTGACTGGTTGAATGCCAGCAGTTGTGTAGGCAGCAGGTGAAGGCAGCGTGACGCTGTGCGGTCCAGTACCAATAGTTAAACCAGTACCAAAAGTAATCGTGCCGTGAAAAATTACTGTCTTGCCGTTAATCACAATGTAACGACCAACCTGAGAGCCACCACTACCGAGAGCAAATCCTGTACCCGTCATTGACGGCGCATACGCGCTCCACGTTGCCGGTACAGCAGCAGCAATTCTTGTGTTGACAGTCGTGTCAGAGTTATCGAACGCTGCAGCGACAGACTGTGCCCACGCCGGCAATGTCGATAGTGAACTGTTAGATGCGCCATAAGCGGTGACGCCCATAATTGCTCCTTAAACTGAAACGATCGTTTCTATCGGATCGCGAATGAGTTGGATTTGAATTTGAACCAGATTCGCGTTTGTTAACGCACGGTTAGATTGCATCGTGTAATCACTGGCGTAACACGACCATGTGACTTGAAGATTGTTGACAGTTTTAACAATCGAAAACTGTGTTTGTTCCAGCGCATTCTGTAAAGCAACAACAGCAGTTTGCGTTGCGTATTGTGATGCGCCAGAAACATAAACACTGAACTGTTCAGTAACGTTTTGCCTCAAAGAAGAAATAACATATTCACCTTCAAGAAACGGACTAGACGCAGTTTTACGACGATGCTGGACAGACTGTTGAGCAAACGAACCGTCAGCAATCCGATACGGAGATGCATTCAAATCAATGAACGTACTCGCGCTGGTATACAACTTGACCGATAAGGCGATATCTACCATCAGACGCTCGTTGGGATAGCAGCTCGAGAAGGAGACACCAGACGAGACATGGCAACCTTCTTTTTCAACGCTTCAAGCATCTTTGCCGGATCATCAGCCTTCACCGTGATCGGACCCATTACCTGTGTTCGACTGTCGTAATGATGCATATTGTGATGAGTTGTTGACGAGGAATACGGCATAGTGCGAGCCGCACGAATCTGATCAGTATGAGAATTGACACGGCTCATGTGCACTTCATGCTGCATGTGCGCCATGTGAGCCATATGCGCTAGGTGAGCAGTATGAGGAGAAGTTTTAGCGGCCTCTGCTGCTTTTGCTTTCGCGTTAGCAGCATCTTCCTGCGCTTTCCTGTCAGCGGCTGTCTGCATATCAGCCATCCGACGACGATCCGCTTCAGCCTGACTACTACCAGAACCGTGATAAATCGTTCCACGATCAGCATTAGTAATCTTTTCAAGCCCATTCATATGCAAAGGCATACCGTTATTTAAAGCTTCAAGAAGACCAGGTGGCATGTTCTTAACTGCTGACGCTTTCAAAACATATTCGCCACGAGACAACATCATTGGAATGCTGTCCGACAATTCAGTGCCTGGACCCATCACATAACCGCCGGTAGAAGACCGCCCTGGAGGCCGTCCACCGGTTCCTGCAGCATTAGCCCAGCCTGGGCGCCCTTCTTGACCTGCAGGAGTTGGAGTTGTTGTTCCTTCAGGCGCACCTCGCTCAGCAGGAACTGATGTTGCACCGTGCGGTGCTGAAACTGCACCGTTAATTAGTGCAACAAAATCAATGCCAAAAGGAGCAAACGCAGCAGCGCCGTACGTTTTAAGATCTGCTGCCATATGAGTCGTCAAGTCTTTAAGAGCAGTGCTCATTGATGGACGAATATTTTTTGGCATTTTTGCAATTTCAGAACCAAGTCCTGTCACAGCTTTATTGAACAAACCAACAACTCCGTCAGGTCCTGTACCAATCTCCTCACCAAAATGAGATAGCTCGATATAGGCATCCTGTCGAGCCTTTTTCAAATCAGCAGTCATATCGCCAAAAGACGTTTTTAGATGAGCACGAGCGCGCTTAATAGACTTTTCAAGCTCAGCATCTTGCCGCGCTAAAGCAGTTTTGTAATCAGTTTCAGACCGAGAAACTGATTTACGATATTCCTTTTCATTATCAGCAAGAGAGATGGCGAAATCGCGCTGCGTACGCTTAATCGACTTCTCAAAATCAAGCGTCGCATCATGTTGAGCCGTGTTGTAATCCTCGACCGAACGTCGATACGTGTCGTTAGCGTTATTCTCAACAAGACCTGACGTAGCAGTACTTCGTTGCGCTGCAGTCGCGTTATACCGGCCAACCAAACTGGGATCATTAGCCAAATCATTGACAAGACGATTCAACTGCTGCGCATTATTTGGATTAGACAAATCCAACTGACTAATAACAGCTTGAGAAACACCCATCGCCTGCAATTGAGCCAATTGAGCAGTCTGTTTCAGAATTGCCTCATTTTGTTGCTTCAAATTATTCAATAACGAGCCAGCGTCCCAAACCTGCTGCGCTTGAATGCGCTTATACGGGTCATACAAACTCTTAGCAGAATCCTCGACCATACGAGCCATCTGCTTATTAAAATCGCGTTGGCTTCGTTGTTGTTGAAGATGAAAGTCGTCAGTTGCGTCTTGTTCTCGTCGGCGCTCGTCACGTTTTGCGTTTTCCACTTGCAACGTATGGTCTTTATCAGCACGATCCATTTGCAATTTATGGTCGTAGTCAGCGTTATCGCGTTGAGTTTTGTAATCCTTGCGCGCTTCAGTTTCTTGTGTCGCAAGATCGCGTAGAGCGCGAGCCTGAGTAATAGCAGAATCGCGTTCAGCCCTAGCAAGTTGACGATCCAATTGCAGTTTTTGCATTACAAACTGCTTCATCATCTGAATTCTTTGAGCGTATGCTTCCTGCTCACCCTGAATTTGCTGCATCAATCCTTGACGCGCTTCAGGATCAGTAGTCGTCTTTAGCAATTCACGTGCACGCTGACCTTGCTCAATGGCCAGCCGCTGATTCTGTCCAGTAGAACGAGCCGCAGACGGAACAATGTCAGCAACTTGAGCCTGCTGAATCATCGCTTTAACCGCTTGTCTTGCCAGCGGATTCTTTGACTCAGTCAAACCCTCCAGCATTTGATAACCCTGAGTTACAGCACCTCGAGCACTACCAGTGCCTTTAATCGCGTCTTGAAGTAGCAATCCAGATAAGTTAGCGCTGTTAGCCGCGTTAGGATTTTGTTGTAGTCGATACGCGGCAAGTCCTACCAAACCACCCTGTCTTTTAACTTCAGCATCAGACAGTTTGCCCATATCTTTGCCAGCGGCAGCAGCAGCTTTTGCAGCAGCGTAAAGAGCAGTTGATAAATCTTTCGCTCCAGGAACAAGCTTGGCAAATGTTTTATCTAACTCCTCCGCCTTGCTTTGGGCCTCAGGAGTTTGAGCCAATTTGGCAAAATCAGGATTATTGAAATCAAAACCTTGAGACTTTAACGCTTTGTACTGGTCAGCTACTCCGCCACCGATTGTCGGAATAATTTCATCCAACGTCTTATTATCCTCAAGACCCTGTTTCAATATGCCTTTTTGATCATCACCTAAACCAAGAACATCACCAATTGAAGTTCGTGCAGCAAAATTTGCTTGCTCTGTTGGTAAGCCATTCCACCAAGAATCTTTTTGCTTCTCAGTATTAGTGGCAGAAAGAATTTTAGAAGCTTCAACAAACTTTGAAGCGATAGCAGCGTCAGAACTTTCACCATAAATACTGCCAACGCTCTTAACATTTTGAGTTGCGCGAGACGCCATCGACTGGCCAATGCCTGCCTGAGCATCAGTCATTCCATTACCCATGATTGAATCCGGTTCACTCCATGGAGCAAAACCTCGCGCCTCGACATAGGCACCCATCAGGTCTTCGTAGCCAGACGATTTCTTGTTAATTCCGCTAGTGAATTCTTGAATCTTTTTAGCGTCGCCCTGCACCGAATTTGCGTAATCCATGCGCATACGTTCAATTGCAGCAGGAGAAGCATCTACCCCTAAAACACCTTGCGCTTCAGCAATAGAGCGTTGAGTGTTGTACGGGTCAGAAGCTTTAAACGCCGCGTTATATCCAGGCGAAGTTGCAACAGCAACATCTCCGCCAACTCCACCAACAAAATTAGATGTAGCAGTTGCTGCGTCTTGCATTTTCTTAGTCATGTCAGCAGTAGATACAGAAAGAGAAACTAGACCTTTACTTGCCAAGCCGGCAGCGGAAGCAAAATCGTTGTATTGAGCATTTGCATCTTTAAAACCAGATTCAAACTTGGCCATCTTTTGTTCGTTTTCGCTGCGCTTAGAAAGAGTAAATTCGATAGCAGCCATAGCACCAGCAATAGCAATCAGTGGACCAGCAGTAGCCATCAAGCCGCCGCCGACGCCCTTGACAGCACCTAAACCTGCAGCAGCTTCCCTTTTGGCATACATCGCCATCGTCTGACCAAGACCAATGACTGAACTACGCAAATTAACCATTGGTTTTTCTAAAGTTGCAGTCTCTTTAGCAAGTTTTCCAATCGCATTGGCAGACTCACGACTAGCAGTAGTTATCCCTGCAATATTTCCGCCAGCCGCTTGCGCTTCAGCAACATTGCTACCAGCAGTTCCAGGAGCAAATACTCCATACGCACCTTGCCGAGCAGCCCTAATAGCCGTCCGAGTTTCTTGGTACTCCTTGCCAGCCGCACTACGCCTCATCAATTCTTCTTGCGTGTACGGCGTACCATCCGCTTTAACTTGTGTACGCCAATCAGCAGTCCTGAAATCATTTGACTGCCAATTAAAACCAGCAGCAGTTAGATTAGTGGCCGCTTTTAACGTTGCTCCGAAGCCAGCACGCATTTGACCGGCTGACGGAACAAAACCAGGAACCGTAGAGCCGTACTTACCACCTGCGGTAATCATCGGTCCCATAGGCATACCACTGGCTTCGTTAGCCACAGCTTGTTTCAAAACCACGTTCTTGCCGGATGTATCTGCAGCCAATTCGGCAGGAGTCATTCCTGTCCGTGCCATAGCTACTTCTTCAGCGGTCATACCGCCGCGAGCCATATCGCGACCAATACCAAAGCCTTGAGTCTTAGCGCGACCAAAATTGAAAGCACGCCTACCCATAGCAAGCATTGCCATATTGCTAACAAGAGCCATGCCCATCCCGCCAGCGCCTTCAGCAACACCAGCAACAGGGCCAGTAACAGTACCAACAGCCTGTCCAATTGGCCCTTGCATCACACTTGCTACAGCGGCAGCAGCCTGATTAGCAGCACCAACAACCGAACCAAGAAAAGACAAAAACGGGCGACCTGCAGACGCAACAGCTTGCGACATACTTTCCTGCAACATTTGCATTTGAGTATTCACATTATTTATTGCTGCAGCGGCAGCTTTTTCCGTAGAACCATCACCGTACGCTTTTGTGGAATCACCAATAATTGACCGCAAATCACCTTGACTAGAAAGAGCAGTCAAAGCTTTTTGTGTCCTAACAGCATCTAGACCTAACGCTTCAAGTGCTCGTTGAGCGTCAGGACCACCTTTACCAATTGCCTCGGTAAAACGAACCAAAACTTCAGTTGGATCGCTTTTAAACAAATCCGACAATGCTTGTTGATTCATACCAAGCAAACCGGCGTATTCACGCAATTGAGGAGTCCCATTGCGAATAGACGACGACATGTCCAGCAACACTTTGTTGAACGCGTTATAACTGGCTGCGCCATCCTCGCCAAGACGAGAAGCAGCAGTACCTAAGCCAATAACAGCCGTCTCAGTAATACCAACAGAAGAAGCAACCGGAGCAAGAGCTTTAGCAAACGACAAAGAACTAGCCGCAGATGCACCGTATTTGGCACTCAAAGTTGTCAGCGAATCGCCAAATTTACCTAACTGCTGTTCAGAATTGCCAAACGACCGGTTCATCTCCAGCAACTGCTTGCCTATAGCAGCACCATCAAACCCATTCGCAGCACCAAGATCAGAAAAAGCCTTACCAAGTTTTCCAATTGAAGTCGTCGCAGTAACACCAGACTGCTGCAAAGCAGTAACCATTTTGACGGCTTCACCAATACCACCAGGAACCTCACGCGCAAGATTCAACGTAGCCTTTTGAACACCATCAAACGATTTACCAGCAGCAACAGCCGTCGCAGCCAAACCAGACATCGCCTGCTCATATGCAGCAGCCTCAGCAACAGACGTCTTATAAACACCAGTAATTTTTGACGTCTTATCGATCAAACCAATCATGGCC